GAACGATGCACGTTTCGGCGGCAATGTTCCACGTGAAACATCACCGCCCGACTGCTTTTTTATGAAGTCCTCCGTGCTGGCTTCACCGCCCTTGCTGAAGAACGCCGTGGCATACGGGCTTTGCAACGCGCCCATTCCTAAAAGAGGCGACGTTCGCCCCTCCTTCCTGCCATAGGTATCAAAGTGATAAAGCTCGTAGTCCCTTAGCGTGGGGAACTTTGCTTTGTCCTCGGACTTGAGTTTGGCGTAGGCCTCAGCAATATCCGGGTACATCTCCGAGTAGCTCTTAGGCGTCTGTTGCTCGGCCAGGGACGTAAGTGCTGCGCGGTTCCTGGCAAGGAAGGGATCAAACGCCGCTGCAAGATCCGAGGCAAACGCACTTTGCCCGTACTGGGCACGCAAGGCGGGATCGGCTTTGGTCGGGTCGTACTTTTGCTGCTCAATGTCCCTGAAGCGCAACTTATTTTGCAGCATGGGATCTTCGCCGCTCATCACAAAATCACGAAACGCCGCCGCTGCACTTGTGGGTGCTTGGGCCGGGAGGCTTTTATCACCAGCTGCTGCCCGTGCGTAAAGCTGCCTGAACTGGTTATCCAGCGTTGACCGATCCCGCGCAAACTGTTGGCTTGCTGACAAAGGCAAACGCGTCTGGCCTGTGACCGGATCGACCATGACTCCCGGTACATCGCCAATATTAAGCAAGGATCGTGGGCGGCTCGTGACGCTTGGAGGCGTCCACTTAAAAACATTCGTTCCCGTGGCAGGGGTGAGCTTGGCAGCAGGGCTGTAGTTATAGCCCGTGATGCGACCGAAGCGATCATAGGTCGCGGTTCTCGGTGCAGAGGCCCTGAACTCGGTATCAAGCTGAGGGATCTTAACGCGCTCGCTTTCGGGGATCTTATTGATGGCCGTTTCCGTGACTCTGGCCACACGGTTCTCAACAGGCGTTGCCTCAACAATCGCGGTGCTTGGATCAAGGCCCTCTTGTCCTGCGGTCAGGGCAACAGGGGGTGCTTCAGGTAGCGGGGCTGTGGGTTTGACAAAGACTTCCTGTAGTGGAGGTAATGCCGTGGTTGGCGAGAGAGTAATCGGTTGACTAGTGGTCGTTGATCCGAGAACAACAGAAGATGATTCTTGATCAACGCCATCCAAATCACCTAAAAGCTGACTTGCCGTTTTTTCTGTTTTTTCTGTGTACCCTGGCGTTAAGGGAGACCCAGGCTCTCCCTTAACGCCTTCAAGTCGTTTGCTCAAATTTTCATAAAGTTCTTGCATACGATCAACTTGCGTCTGATAAGGGCTTGTGCGTGGAATATCTTTAAGCAGCGTCGTTGTGGGCACAGGTTGTGCAAAAGGCGTATCGGTTCTTGCGGTTCCTTCGCCGGTAACCTGTTGATAGGGCTGGAAATCAAAAAACGTATCATTAACACCTGGGGTGATACCTTGACTCTTTAACAACGAGCTGATGTTCTCACTAAATTTGGGCGAAAGGCGTTGTGCATCTTCCAGCAAGTCCTGTGCTCTGTAATCGCCCCCAACAAGAAAATTCCCTTTTTGGTCAACAATACCGCGCTCGACAAACCCTTTGGGGTCTCGAAGTGACACCACACCGTAACCTGTCGTAGGATCCCTGTAAACCGAATCCAGGACGTTGCCTTGTCCGTAATTTTGTTGATAAACCTTACTTTCCCATAGCTGCTGAGATGCTGGTGCTGCTTGTTCTGTTTGATAAGCACTCTGTGCTTCTTGCACCGCCGATAAAACCGGATTAAACAACTCAGGTCGCTGACGTTGCAGCATTTGATAGTTTGGGTCTTCTTTCATCAAGCGTTGAGCTTGATCAAACCATTCCATCTTATTTGGCGATAGCGCCTCTTCTTGCTGACGCAGTGCATCGACGCGCTGCAACATGCCCAAGGCCGTTACATCCTGTGATTTACGCAAACTATCCGCATAGGCTGCTTGTTCTTCAGGCGATAACCCCTGGGATACCCCTGGTATGGGTCGGTCACTTCGATAAGCTTTTCCATCAGGACCCTTGACCATGAAGTAACTCTCACCCGTGGCTTCGTCCGTAAAAAGCTGGTTTGCCTCGCCGCCATCAGCAAAACGCTGCAACATGCGTCTTGCTTCACTTACCTCACCGCCCATGTTGGCGCGTAACTCACCTACCTCATCGATCATGCCACCCTGGGCATAGCGGGCAATCATCTGTCTAGCGTTCATTGTTTCCCCTGGCCAGGGTTAAAGTAGGCTCGATTATGGCCTTAGTAGTATTCAAACTCAAGCTGTGTTGAAGACCCGATGCAAAATGAATAAGCCGCGGTTGCACTAGCATCAGTAGTACTCAAATTCCAACTGCGTTGAAGCCTCATCGGCCTCATCGTCGTCCAACGCAACAAAGTTCCCGGCCCTGAACCGGCTGATGGCCTGCACGGTGCTATCGACCAAGTCATCATTATCGCCCTTAGGGAACGCTGCGCACTCCTCAATCAACTCCTCTGCCCACTTCGTTTGCGGTGCCCAGACCATCCCCGACTCAAAAACGGGTGCAACAGCATTCGCGCGGGCAATCTTATCCTGGTTCTTCTTCCTGCCTCCCGGTGCATAAGTCGTCACAGGAATGCCCACGCGCCGAAGCTCCTGCTGCAAACTCGTCCCCGTGGCCTTGGCCTCGATCAACACATTATCCGGTCGCCAGTGATCGTACTGGGCCCTGGCTACTCTTTTGAGTTCCGGGAAGTCCCAACGGCCTTTTTTAACATCGAGGAGAATAATGGCAGGTCCGTCGTCTGCGCTGGGACGGAATACACCCCAGGTGGTGATGGCTGAAAAGTCAGCTGTCTCCTTCTTGCTGTATGCAGTGTCATAGCTCTGGATAACATATTCAACTTCGGGGGTGTAATCATTTTCCCAGATCCTCCACCAGTCACGCTTTAAAATCGCCCCCTCATCATTGGTGGGCTGCTGCTGATACATCGACTGCCACTTCTGCACCGACAACGTCGCCCGGACCTTTTGCAACTCATCAAGGCTCCAGTAGCTTGGCCAAAGGGGCTTTTCGTCCTCGGTATGCTCATTCAATATCGCCGGAAACTCAATCACTTCCCACTGATCCGACTTCGGCTCCGCTTGCGACCTGATCAACCGTGCCGTCAGATCCTTCATCCCCCAGCGGGTCATCACAACCACCACCGCCCCTCCGGGTTGCAAACGTGACCGAGGGCCCGAGGTGTACCACTCCCAGGCATTATCCAAAGCAAGCTCTGACAAAGCGTCCTGTTCGGAATGCGGATCGTCAATAATCAAAAGATCCGCACCGCGCCCTGTCATCGCACCACCGACACCCACTGCGTAATACTCCCCACCACCATTCGTATCCCACCGGCCCGCAGCCTTTGAATCCGCCTTCAAACTCACCGCCGGAAACAAAGCCTTGTAGTTGTCCTGATCCATCAGGTTACGAACCTTTCTGCCAAAGCGCACCGCTAATTCGCCATTGTGCGTGGCTTGAATGATCTTGGACCGTGGCTCACGGCCCATGGCAAAGGCAGGCAAGAGGTAGGAGGCGAACTCGCTCTTGGTGTGCCTCGGGGCCATGTTAATTATAAGTCTTTTAAGTTCTCCGCTGATGATGCGGTCAAAGGCTTTAGCCATTCTTTCATGATGCGCACCGAGGATAGCCTCGGGCCAAACGTAACGGGCGAAGTCGATAAAAGACTCAGCGCTTTTTTCTTGAGCCTCAAGGATCCTGAGCCTTAGCTCAAGGCGCAGTTTCTCGGCTTCAACATCGGCGGGAAGGGTCATTGGTTTTGAAATTTGCAAAAAATTTTCAGCGAAATCGTGTTCAAGAACAAGGGGGTGGGTTTCCGAAAACAAGAAAAGTGTACTTATATCAGAAAAGCATTTTGAGGCCTAGTTGTTTCTACGAAACCGGGCCAAGGTCGGCGTCCGCTGCGAAGGCGGGGCGTCGTGCTGGATTCTAGAACCTAGAGCGTTATGAAACCTATCAATCGCCGCTGGGACTCGCCCTGGGGGAGGGGCCCACCGGCCACCGGCCACGCGATCGGGGACCACGGCTCACGGCTCACGGCTCACGGCTCACGGCTCACGGCTCACGGGCTGGGGACCACGGCCACCGGACCACGGCCACCGGACCACGGCTCAAGGGCTAGCCCAGCCCAGCCCAGCCCAGCCCAGCCCAGCCCAGCCCAGCCGCTGGGGCTATGGCCACCGGCCACCGGACCACGGCTCACGGTCCCCGGGGATAGGGTAACGGGGACGGGATACCGGGGCGGGGACCACGGGGCAAGTTTAGCGATTATCGAGAAAACCGATAAAAGCATGCGAGCCCATCGAGCCGATAAATAAGGGCTCAGGCTCGGCTCTAAAATACACTAATAAAAAGCCCGGCTCAGTGGCCGGGCTCGGGCTGGGTTACGTGGACGGGTTACAAGAAAAACCCAAAAAACAAGGCGCAAGCAAGCCCTGCGCCGAAAACGAAAGCAATAACCCAGTCAGTCATGGTCAAGGCCCTTTCGTTTGCCCTTTGTTTGAGCGTAAACAATGAAGGCAGCGCAACAAAAGCAAGCTTTACATCCACAATTTTTCCCGGTTAATGCGTGCGGATTGCGTAATGCTTCGGGCCCTTGCGTTTCTAATATCTTGCGTGCTTCCCGCAATTGGTTTTGGAAAGTTGGCTCAGTTGTAATCATACTTTCCGCCTAAAATTCGAAGTCGACAAAAATGAAAGCAATAACCCAGTTCATGCTTAGGCGTCCACCGGCTGGGCCGCTTTCAGGGTTTCGGCTAAATGGTCCATGATGGTTTGGTACTTGATCCGCTCGGCAGTCCCCAGCGGCTCAAGTGTGGCTTGTAGGCTTTCCGAGCCTTTGCCCCATCGGCCAACAATTGCCCAGCCTTCGCCCACTTGATACACCCCATTGTCATAATTATCGCAGTCGAGCCGGGAAAGCATGTCGGCGCCTACATTAAGGGCTGAATGCCCGAAAAACTCCCGAATAACCCCGATGAGCCCAGCCATGGCATAACTAGAATCGCGCACTGGGCACCGATAGCCCCGGGCTTTGCAAGTATCAATAAAAGCTTTTACGCTTTCCCGGCCACCGTTCCAATGCACATAAACCCCGATAGCGGCTTCACCCTTTGGGGCAAAAGTAATTACGGCTCTGTTTCCCATTTTTGCTTTCTCCGGTATAGCCGGGGCTGAATTGCCCCGGTGGAATAATTTTAGACTGAAATTGTGCAATTGTGCAAGCCAATAAAAAACCCGGCTCAGTGGCCGGGCTGGGCAAAGTGTAGGCGGGGCTAGACTGTAACGGGCTCGGACTCCAGATCGGCTGTAAGCATGTCCACGGCTCGGGCTTTGATAGCCGCCCCAGTGCCAAACCATGCGGACTCGATACGAGTGTTATTCGATCGCCCCCGGCTATGGTCGATCAATTCAGTTACAGCGTTAAGCATGCCCCAGCGGGTATTTTGCACCCCGGATATATCCGAGCCAATAGCCGCCCCATTGAAAAGCCGGATTATCTCCCGGAAAGCTTTCGAGTCCTCGATCGGTTTTTTACTAGTGTGATAAGGCTCTAATAGTTCCCGGATAAAATTATCCGCTTCCAAGCCGCCCATCGGTACACTTGCAAGCTTGCGGCTATCAACTAAAAACCGCTCCCATGCCGACGCCACCACGCCTAGGCGAAGCCGGACCGCATTGGCGTCGAATCGTTCCGAATGCAAAACCCGGACCGCCGACGATAAATAACCCTTATCAGTTTCAGCTTCGCCCTTGATTACCCGGCCACCGGCATACCCGCCCACAGCCGCCGTTATAGTGTTATTGCATACCACTCTAATGGCCGTAAACTTTGCCACAGTGGCCATGGTCCCATCGTAGGATGTGCCCAGCAATAAATAGGGGCGGACGATATCCCGATCAACTATCGGAGCCCCATCGGATACCCGAGCCAATGCCCACACCCTACGCCCATCGGATAAGGCCCCGGCTGTTTCAAGTTCAAAGCCGCCTAAATCAGTAAGCTTTCGGAAAAATTCCATGATTTCACGGGGTTGGACCACGTTATAACTATTCGAAACCACGGCCAACGGGGCACCATTGTCGGACCGATGCAAAACTTTGCGAGCATGCCACACTTGCGGCTCGGTAGTGGCTGGGGTTTCATACTTTACGGGGCTTTCGAGGACTGTATAACCAAGCCCGGCTTGCTGAGTCCAAGCTTCAATGGTAGAGCCGGGAATTAAAGCTTGCCCGAGCCCATGCCATGGGGTTTCGCCGATATAAGCCATTGCGGCTTTGCCATTGCTAACGTCGATCATGTGAGCCATTTTACTTTCTCCGGTATGGTGGGCGGGGCTGAAATGCCCCGCTGAAAACAATATTACACTAAAATTTTACGATTGTGCAAGCGTTCAGCGCGGGCAAGATATAGGGCGGGCATGCGATAGGTGTCGCCGGTGTCGATGTCGCGCACACGCCAACCCCGGCGGGGCCCGATAGGCTCTAGCAAAGCATATACGCGTTCGCCAAAGCGAACGCAAAGCCCCGCAACTAGATCAGGGCGGGCTTTACGGTCAGCATGATAGGCCCGTACCCTCTCACGCCACTGTAAAGCCCAGCCCTCACGGGGCGCATGCGGGGCCATTAAGTAAGATAAAGGGCAATCATGCGCGCACGGTCCAGCGGTTTCGTCCAGATCTTTATATCCCCAGCCTTGACCGGACTTCCCCCCGCCCTGCATTAAATCCAATCCAATCCAATGCATGCCTGAATCACGCTCACGTATTAAATACCAATGATGGGAATTAATAACACAAGCCCGCATTAACTCAACACGGGTACCAAACCGTTCAGGACGGCGGAGATAACGCACCAAGTCCGAGCGGGTTTTTGTTGCATAAGGAAACGTCCAGCCCATTTTTACTTTCTCCAGTATAGTAGCGGGGCTAAATTGCTCCGCTGAAAACAATATTACACTAAAATTCTACGATTGTGCAAGCCCCACATCCCCGACAATATGATGGCGAAGTTTCGAGCCAACGGGCAAGCTTTCGGCGAAAGCTTTAGCCGCTTTCGCATCGTCCCGGGTTCCGGTTTTCTTAGTGTTATTCCACACCATGCGCACAAAACCCTGAGCCCCGTAACATCCCCCGCTTTCATCGGCTCCGACTAGTTTTGCCCCGGTCCCATGGCCGACGAAAACAATAATGTAATCCCGATCGCCACGGGCACACAATGGCCGACCGCCCCCGCAATCGTCGCATGTGAAACTTTCGGACAATTCAGCCGGACATCGAACGAAACGTACCCCATCAATCATTTTTGGCCATTGTTTGGCTGAGTCCGGGGGAGCCGCTAACGTGGCCGGATATCCGGCTTTCGCGGCTTTCAGGGCTTGGGCTTCAGTATCACACGATGCATTAATAACGGTTTTCCCGGCTTGCGGCTTGGGTAAAAGTTTCAAAGCGAAATGGCTGTACGTCCACGCAAGCCCCCCGCGTGGGACCGCGTCCACGATAGCGGCTAAGTAAGGGCTATCGACTAGCCCCGCCGAATGCTCCCCCGCTGGGTTTAATGCGCAAGTTTTCGGACATGTTCCGAATACGTTATGTTCCCCCGAGCGATACGTAACGGCGATCGGTCCGGTTTTTCTGTTAGTCGAAACTTTCACGGTTTTTAACATGGCTTTCTCAGGTATGGTGCGAGCCGCATCGGCTAGCTGAAACTTAAATATACACTTTTCATGGAATTTTGCAAGAAAATAAAAAAAAAGCCCCGAAGGGCTTTTATTGGTACCAGTGAAGCGGCTTATGCTTTGCAACCTATCGTCTTTTCTTGTCCCCCGTGAGAGCCCGAAGGGCTGACATCAAAATAAAGTTTCGAAACAGCGTCCACACGAGAGCCCACTTAGACTGATGCATGCTCAACACCCCTCGAAAGCCACTCGTCCAAGTTTTCTCGGATAGCGATCGCTTGCTCCCGAGTGATCGGGCTAGAGCAATGCGCTCCCGTCTTCCAAAGTGCAAGCCACAGTCCGGTCTCATGGTCACTGAGCATCAAACGCTCATAATCACCAAGTTCAATTACTGCCTTCCATTCCATCACTTTCTCCTTTCTTAACTGTTAATTCTTCGGGGATTTGTATCTCATTACCTAACTTGCTTGCCACGTAGCAGCGCATGGCTGCGATCAGGGGGTTGGGCCGTGTTGGTATTCATGTTCGTACTCGTCTTCAAAGAGGTGTTCTATTAGATACGCAACCCACGGCATTTGCCCTTTGTCTAACTTCTGATCTGTGCGACTAACCGTTATCCCTTCCCGCTCGATGATCGGCCCGCCTTGCGCCCAGTCGGTTGACCATTCGGGATACATCCCGCCGTAGTTGATGCGTATGGTTCCGTCAATGTCGGTGTCCACGCTTGGGGTATATGCCCCTTCACACTTCGCCACTGCCCAATCAAGGGCGAGACTTGTTAACTCACTTGTCCTCATCACTTTCTCCTTTCTTAAACATCGAGCCTTAACTATACACTTTTCAAAAAACTTTGCAAGCCCACCGAATCCCCAATCCGCCAAACCGCATTCGGTTTTTCATTCACCCCGCGCTTGGCAACCTCGACCACGCGATTGGCGCGGTATCCATAAACATCGGTATCGACCGATCTCAACACGCTCTCAGGCCAGTAATGCACAAGCAAGGCGTAGCCAATACCTGCTTCGCTAGCCTGATGAGCAAAGGCTATTTGGTGAGGCGAGAGTGCAACTTTCGCCCCTGCCCTGACAACCTTTAACTCCAGAAACACGACACGCCCATCGAGGGCAATCATCACGTCAGGGAAGCCTAACGGGATCTTGCACTCAACTCTCATCGTCATGGAACAAAGGTCTTTCAACTGGGGCTGCACCCTTTTCCAAAAGTCCTTTTCTAATTTTCTCGGCATTGCTCAGTTTCTCCAAGACAGTAGGCTTGGGCAGTGCAACGGGTTCCACGTCCAACACCTCGCCCTGATTCGACACAATCGCTGGCTTATTACTGCCGCCATAAAGCTTTGAGATTTCCTCAAGCTTTTTCATCACCTCTTCCCGGCTCATCGAGTCGATGGTGCCAACGCGAATCTCCTTGCGTTCCACGTAGATCGTTCCCAAGGCCTGTCCACGCCTGTATTCAGCCGCCACTGCTGCCGAGTAGGCCCCCGCAGCTAGCGCTTGGTCCCTGATCCGTTGCATGTCTTTCATGTGCCGTTCAAACGTAGTCCCATGCTTAACAGCAAGCTCGGTTCGCAACTCTTGAATCGCCTGGACGATATGCGGCGACTGATGCGGGTCCGTGAGCTTTGTACCCCAATACTTGAGGTTTGACTCCCGATACCCGGCACGCCTTAACGCTTCTTTGAGCGTCACCTCGCCGTCCCCGGTCACATACTCCTTAACGAACGTCCACTCCTGCTTAGTCAAAGCTTTCTTTCGCACCTTCTTAGGCAACGGTGTTGTGATCTTTTTCTCGACAACCTCTGGCCGCATCAAGGGAATCTGATCCAACAAGGGCTTTTGCTCGCTCAAGGGCACCTTGGCTGCAACCACGCCCGTACTCACGTCAAACACCCCCTCAGAACCGCTCAGAGCCCCATCAAGCCCACCGCTCACCGAATCCTTCTGCATACCCATTCCCCTTCATCAGAACTGCTCTGGCGCACCCAGAACTGCCTTCCTGGATGCCTTGCATAAAACGACTGCAACCCTGATCGAACAGCACTGGCCTCGCCCATCGATCTTAGAACAAAGTAATCGCCAATCAACATCTTGGCAAAAGGATACTTTGCCCTTCCCGTAGGCCCGAAAACAACACCCCAATCCCGAGGCGTGATCCCTGGCAAACGGATCTCTTCATCTTTCGCTTTGCTCACCAAAAAACCTCCTTTTTCAAAAGCTATAACACCGACCGTTCATCCACCCTCTACTACCGCTCACTCCCAACCATTACGTTGACACCATTTCAGATTAGTAAGTGAACTTTTAGCGTTTTTTTTTTTTTTTTTTTTTTTTTTTTTTATTATTATATTTATAATTTTGTATTTTTTTGTAATCATTTATTATTT